GTTGTAGTTAAGCGTTTACAAGAAGCATTAGCAAGCAATGACGAACTTCGTGCAGAAACATTAGTATTCAATCTTATTGCTACTCCAGCATATGTTGAATGCATTGACGAAATGGTCACATTAAACCTAGACCGTAAAGAGACAGCATTTGTTATTGCTGATACTCCAATGAAGTTATCTAATAGAATTACTGATGTTGTCAATTGGTCGCTTGGTGCAAATGCAGGTACGAACGGCGCTGATGGCCTAGTGACACGCAACGGTGGCGCAGCAATTTACTACCCAAGTGGTTTATCAACTGACTTGAGCGGCAATGATGTTGCAGTTCCAGCAAGTCACTCAGTATTGCGCGGCTTTGCTTATAACGACCAAATTTCTTACCCATGGTTTGCTCCAGCTGGTTTGACACGCGGCGCGCTAAGTGGTATCAGTAATCTTGGTGTTGTTAATGCTGAAAACGAATTCGTTCCATTGGCACTAAATCAAGGCGCACGTGATGCATTGTACGAAAAGAATGTTAACCCATTGGTTAATTTCCCAGGACAAGGCTTATACATTTGGGGCCAAAAGACTCTTTACCCGAGCAGCTCTGCACTTGACCGCGTTAATGTCGGTCGCTTGTTAGCTTACTTGCGTGAGCGTTTTGATGTTATTGCTCGTCCGTTCATCTTTGAACCAAATGATCAGCGCACTCGTGATCGCGTACTTGCAGTGTTTAATGGCTTCTTAGCTGACTTGTTCACTAAACGTGCAGTATATGACTTCTTAGTTGTTTGCGATAGTACAAACAACACACCAACAAGAATTGATAGAAATGAATTGTATATTGACGTGGCTATTGAGCCAGTTAAAGCTGCTGAATTCATCTATATCCCAGTTCGTGTTGTAAACACTGGCGCGATTGCCAATGGTACACGCTAAATAGCACTGACAGGAGAAATATAAAATGGCAGTCGATCTAAGTAAATTTAACGTAAACGGTGGTAGCTCTGGAGTTTTGGTTCAGCCAAAACTACAATACCGTTTCCGCGTCAGACTCAATGAGTTTGGCACAGGCCAAAACCTCGAGCTAACAAGCCAGGTTGTTAGTGCTTCCCGTCCAAGTTTGACACATGATGATGTTGTAATTGATGTTTACAATTCAAAGATCAATTTGGCAGGTAAGCATACATGGGATGCAATTACATTAACAGTTCGTGATGATGTAACTGGTTTAGTAGCCCGAGCAATTGCAGCGCAATTACAAAAGCAAGTAAATCATGCTGACCAGTCTTCGACTCGTGCAGGCAGTGGTTATAAGTTTGGTATGAGCATTGAAAACTTGGACGGTAGTAATTCTGCTCCAACAGTATTAGATGCTTGGGAGCTAGGCGGTTGCTACGTCCAGAACGTTAACTACGGCGAAAACAACTACGCTACAAGTGATGCATTGACAATTACTATTGCTATCAAATACGATAATGCTAATCACGTTATTCTTGGTATTGACGCCCTCCAAGGCGGCGATGGCGGCGCAACTGATGTATCATCAGCAGGCGTAGCTCCAGCTTAATAGTACACGTTAACTCAGAGTGATAAGTAAGTGCAAGCAGAAATGTTTGCCCTTACTTAGGAGAAAATGTAAAGGGCGAGAAATCGCCCTTTACCATTGAGCACATGTCATTTACTAACTTAGCCACAAAATTAATACAAAACGGCCAACAATCATTTGGTGCGTATCCTGACAACCGTCCGCTATCAGATGGATTTATATTTCAAAAGTTTGCATTTGAAGTAGAAATGACACTGAACGGCGGAGAAGTACAAGGACTAAATTCGTCTGGGCCATTGATCGCAAAAACATGCGAGCTGCCTAGATTTTCAATTGACACCCAAATAGTCAATGTGTACAACCATAAAACGATTGTACAGACTAAGATGAGCTATGAGCCAATTACAATAACATTATACGATCAGCAGAGTGGCGCCGCTGAAAAACTTGTATGGGGCTTTATCAAAGGCCAGTTTGATACATCTGATGGTAGTAAGGCAGCAACCTTTAATCCAATGACAGTTAAAATTACGATGAAGAATTTGAGTGGCGAGCCTGGCACAGTTAATAAAGTTTACACATTGAGCAATGTATATATCGTTGATGCTCAGCATGATACCCTTGACTATTCAACTGCTGATCCTGTACTATGGACTCTTACATTACGTTATGAAGATTTAGACACAAATGAGTTTAGTGGTGCAACGCCTATAACAACTTCAGGTATTGCTGCATTGCCTAAGCCGCCAGTAGTAGTATTACCGCCAGTGCCAGCAACAGCACCAACTAAGGCAGATGCTAAGAAAGAAATTGCGGCAACTGCATCAGATAAATGGGTAGCAGCAGGCGGCGGGGTAACAGGCGGCGGCGCAGCATTTGGTAATCCCAATCTAGTTAAGCAAGCCGCAGCAGCAAGAGCAGCAACTGCAAAAGCACCAGTTGCAACAACTGCTTGGCCCACTGGAAAACTACCAGCTAATGCAGCCGAAGGTAAATTAACTACCGATCCAGAATCTGCAGGCGCAAGTAAACCAGTAAGCCCTAGTACCGGAGCAGCTTCTACTACAACAGCACCAGCAAGTGGTGTAAATTCTGATTACAAGGCAGCGTATGATGCAAATTACAATAAGAATATTGCAAAGGGATTTACTCCGCGCCAAGCAGGGGTTATGGCAAATGCAAATGCAAAACAAGTTGCACCGCAGTATGCTTCGCAAACTCGTACTACAAATGGCGACGGGTCAACGACTACTCGTGCGAATTTGCAACCAGCTAGTGTGAACAGCAATCCAGCTATTGCAAATTCACAAGCTACACAGCAGCAGAAATACATTAGTGCTTCACCTAAACCGCAGACTTATTAATCATGTCATATAAAGTAATACCACAGGTAGAGTTTGATAAAGCAGTACAAAGAATACTAGCCCTTGGAGTAAGTCGGTTGTCTGCTGAGAATCTTGTGCTAGCATTTTGGAAAGCTAGCATTGATCTAGCGTTAAATTTTAAAGTATTAGTAGATCAAGCAGTTGCAACTGGTAGTCTAAATGTTGCACAGTCAATCCTCGACCACATCAATTTAAATTTGCCAAGCACTACACAGTATCATAAGAGAGTAGAACGGTCCGTTGCTCCGATTGCACAGCGAGAACTATAATGGCAAATAACTTTCAGCAAGGGTACTATGTAATTCTAAATCCTGAGAAGTATGTTGGGAAGGGTACTCCAAAATATCGTAGTGGATGGGAGCTAACATTCATGCGATTCTGTGATAACCATCCTAGCGTAGTGTCATGGGCAAGTGAATGTGTACGCATTCCTTACAGAAACCCCTTTACAGGTAAAGATACATTCTATGTACCAGACTTCTTAGTAACATATCAAACTGCTACTGGTAATCGTGCAGAGCTCATTGAGATCAAGCCTAAAGCACAGGCTGTTATGGAATTGGCACGTAGCCAAGCAGAAAAAGCAGCCGTAGCACTTAATATGTGTAAATGGGCAGCAGCAAAAATTTGGTGTAAGCGTATGGGCGCAACATTTCGCATTTTAACTGAAGAAGATATCTTCAATAACACCAATCCTACGCGCAAACGTCGCAAATAATGTATTATCATATTTGGTTAGATGATTACAAGTTTACCTATCAATTATTAGACATCTCCCCAGCTAATAATTGGGCAGCAATGATGTCAAATACAGGAATAAGCACATTACGTAATAAGTTAGATCCATGGCATGGTAGCACTTTGACAGTGCAATCTAAAATTCTCGCATTAAATCATCTAATAGCTGAACTTAATCATTGGTTGCCGCAACCAATTGTATCTAAGTTTGAGATTGCTAATGTAACAGATAGCCTAAGCAGGCTACACATTCATTTTCCCGAGCTAGAGCGAACTGAAACAGATGAGGGTCACCTACTCCAACTGCAAGCTTACAATGATTTGATTCATCAAATTGATCTAGCATACAGAAATGGTGGGAAGGATGTATTTTTGCTAGTATGCCCGGACACTGGACAGTTTATTGATTTAAACTCTACGGAATATGTATACTTTCGCCCTCATATAGAATTTGGCGACCTGTTAATACATTACCCGCATGTTGGCCGCCACCCATTGGAATTGTTCAGCACAAAAGATGTAAACTGCCCAACTGATCAGATTATTTGCCAAAGTCGTATATCGGTATCGCATACATTACGATTTTACAATTCCAAATTTGATAAGAATGTATTTGAACAATTTTATAAAAATTCAGGACTACAATGGCCGTATGCAGTTGATAACCCACAGCTCGCAATCGGGTACATTAAAATAGGAAATCTGATTGCAGTAAACGATAAGCATTTAAGTAAACAGGAAATTCTTAGTATTGTTAATAGTACTTCTGTCATAACTAAATGGCAAATTGAAGCATAAACGATATTGTTAATCATAAGTAAAGTATGACCAAGAAATTAGAAGAAGTATTTGGCTTCCCTCCGATTGCGGAAGCTATTGCTAATCTAGACACACAACCAGAAGTTTCTGATGATATTCAGGAACAGCTTGATTTTGCTCAAGCTACTATCGACATGGCAAATCGTGTCGATATTGCATTGCCTACTGTAACAGATATGGCAAGTGCAGAGCGAGAGTTAGACAAGTTGGCAAACATGGCGCAAGAGCAAAGCGAACGTTTGATGGATTTGGGATTTAATGT